CCACCACTTGTGGTTTGTGCCGAGCTATCCCATTCAAAGATGCCCCATGCAGTATTCAATGTATCTAACCAGTAAGTTCCGTTTGCAGGATTTGCTGTAGTCGGTGTAGAACTTGCTGCTAGTGCAGACAAATCTGTGTCGGCTCTTACAACATATGCTCTGTTGCTTACTCCTAAATATGAGTATGCAGCTTGTAATCCGTATTCATTTTGTTCACCGCCGTTGATAGGATTGTTATTAGCGTCTGTATAAAATGATGGATCGCCAAAAGTTTCAACTAAATCACGTTGTGAAGTCATTAAGTACACTCTACCTGCATTTGCTGCAAGTGTACCCGGTGCTATTCCTGTTCCTGCACCATTTAGTTTATTTTCTGCTGTAGCAACAAAAATAATCGGTGTTGTACCTGGTTCAGCGGGAGTATAGAAACTCTCGTCTATAACGCTAACCTGTACGCCTGGTGATGTTAATGCCATTGTATGTTTCTCCTATGGATCTTGTTATTACTATTATTTAGCTGATCTAGGTAGAAAATGGGGGTTTTGACCCCTTTAACTGTGCATTTAACTTTTTTCTATGTATTTTATTAGCTGATCTAAGTTAAAAGGTAGTTCTTCTAAAGTGCCGTTGTTGTCAATAGTAAAATCGGCCATCCATTGTTCAAGGCTCATGCTATCTTTTGATTCAGGAGGTAAATGATCGCTGCGATCGACCCAGATAGCATAGTCAAACACGCCTGTATTTTGCATAGCAAAGAACTCACGCTTGTTGCGTAGTCCGCAATAGATGTCGTGTGCTCGAAATATTTCTCTGCCTAAACGTGCCGCATCAGGAACATTATAATCGCAGATAGCATCATACCATTCTGCTCTGTGATTATGCCTGTCAGCGTAGCACTGTTCTTCATCACTATATCCATACTTGTCCTTCAACTGGTCATATATAAAAAGTTTTGAGCAGAACTTGCTGCTGCTTTCAAAACTATAACCATACTTATCACGTAATATTTCGCAGACAGTATCTTTGCCATGTCTGCCGTGTCCAATAACCAACAACTTTTTCTTCATAGTTTTAATATAACAGTTTTAGATTATTTTGTCAACCAAACATTTTAGACATTAACCAATCAAGAACCCGTAACCTACGCCGCCTGCTGCTGCCATGTCAAGATCTTTTTCAAGTTTTTCCATTTCTTGTTGTGCTTCTGCTTTGAGTGTATCACCGTTGAGAGTTGTTCCGCCTCCAGGTCCAGCAATAGTAGCAAACTTTGAACGTGCTTCACCTAACATATATTTACAGTTAGCAAGTGTATAATCTTTGATCCATTGATTTGCTTTATAATCTTTGAGTATTTCAAAGTCTGGGCGATAGTTGTAACAATATAACATTACCTCTTCATCTGCTCTCGGACGCTGCAATATTGTTAGTTTTTTTGTAGCAGTATTCCAAACAAACTCAATAAAGCTACCAAACATGCGCCCTACTAGTTCTTGTTGTTGAGCAAAAAAATCATATGTTGCAAGTCCGCCTATACCAGATCCTGCTAACAAATACGTGTTAGTGTAAGCTAAGTTAAACGGTTCGAACAGACTGCCACCATCGGCACTTGCACCTAACCTACTGCCAACATTACGTCTAAATACTTGTCGTACTTCTATTATTTCTGCAGGTAATGTATATTCATTTACGTCAGGATTTAGAGGTAAAACAACATAGCTTTCTTCTACGCTGTTTTCATTTCTTTGTCTATATTTGTTAAATGCTTTCGATAAAGCAGTTTTATAATGTATAGGATCTAGTTCAACATCAACCATTCCTCCGCCAAGGAATGTGTTAACATAATCATATATTGCTTGGTATTCTGTTGTTTGGTCAGCCATAGTTGTTCTCCAAAAGTATTTATGCTAAATATATACATGCCACGCTTGAGTTTATACAGACCAGAAAAATCAAAAGACTACGACTTCATAGATGGAATCATCTTTGAACAGTTTACTGTTGGAGGTACTGATTTTAATATTCACAAATACATCGGAACTGAAAATCCAGCACAAGGTGAAGCAACTGTCGATCAGCCTACATATAATGTTGCTAGTGAAACAAACATCCAAGATTTGCTATTTTTAGAAAACAGAGATAGGAAGTATGACCAAGATATTTACACAATCAGAGGTCATTACAACTTACAAGATACAGACTTTGATTTAAGTCAGTTTGGGCTGTTTTTACAAAACGATACACTGTTCATGACAATACATATTAACAGCAGTGTACGCACTTTAGGAAGAAAAATAATGCCGGGCGATGTTATGGAACTTCCTCATATGAAAGACGAATACGCTCCTAATGATTTAAGTGTAGCACTCAAGAGATTTTATGTTGTAGAAGAAGTAACTCGAGCAGCAGAAGGCTTTAGTCAAACTTGGTATCCTCATTTGTATAGATTAAAAGTAAAACAAATAGTAGATAGTCAAGAATACAAAGACATTTTGGATTTGCCTGCTGAAGAAGGCAGCGCAAATACTTTGCGTGATTTGTTAAGTACATACGAAAAAGAAATGCAAATAAATGATGCAGTTGTTGCTCAAGCAGAAATAGATGCACCAAAGAGCGGTTATGAAACAAGTCATTTTTATACTGTAACTGTTTTAGAAAACGGCGAAGTGGATATTATAAGTGCTGATATAGACAGTTTAACTGCTGACGGAACTTTGCCTGTTGATATTATTTTTAACACGCCAAACAAATCAGGATATATAGGATACTTGGTTGGCGACGGTATTCCACCAAACGGTGCGCCTTATGGAACTGGTGCTGGATTTCCTACTAATGCAGCACTTGGTGATTATTTTTTAAGGTTAGATTTTTTACCTAATCGCTTGTTTAGATATGATGGAGATAGATGGTTGAAAGTAGAAGATAATGTAAGAACAACAATGACTCCGAACGATACAAGAAACACTCAAAAAGGATCATTTATTAACAACACAAATACAGACACCATTAATGGCGAAGTTGTGGAAGAAAGACAATCACTTAGCAAGGCTCTTAGAATCAAGGCAGACAACTAATGCAATATTTTTATGACGGACAGTTACGCAAATACATTACTCAAATAGTAAGAGCATTCAGTAACTTTAGTTACAAAGATGGTTCAGGAGAAACAAAAGTTGTGCCTGCAATGTATGGTGATATTACCAAACAAGTTTCAAGCATTATAAGAGATAATAGCGAAAACAAAATACCTAGTGCACCCCGTATTAGTGTTTATGTAACTGGTTTAGATATAGATAGAACAAGAACTAGCGATAGTAGTTTTGTAAGCAAAATGAACATAAGAGAAAGAGCTTATGATAACGAATCGGGACAATATTTAAATCAACAAGCAAAAGGTTACACAGTAGAACGTCTACATCCTGTGCCATACACGCTGAGTGTAAATATTGATATATGGAGCACCAACACTGATCAAAAACTACAAATACTAGAACAAATACTGATGTTATATAATCCAGACTTAGAAATACAAACCAACGATAACTATATAGATTGGACAAGTTTAAGTTTGATTAGATTAGAAAATGTTAACTTTAGTAGTAGAAGTATACCTGTAGGAGCAGGCGACGAAATAGATGTTGCAACGTTAGGATTAGTTGCGCCAATCTATATTTCACCTCCGGTTAAAGTTAAAAAACTTGGTGTTATTACAAATATCATTACAAGTATTTTCAATCCAGAAGCTGGTACTATCCAGCTTGACGGATTTAATCCACCAACTGATGCAGTGATTAGTACAGCTGACGGTGTAACTGTTTTACCAGATGGTACATTAGTAAATGAAAATGCTGTTCAACTTACAAAAACTATTGTAAGCGGCAATGGTAGATTAGATCTCGAAAATCCATTAACTATAAGTTATCGAAGTTTTGATTTGATTGTGAGTAATGCAACAGCCAAAGTGGCTAAAAACAGACAACTTAGAGTTGGTGAAATAAACTGGTTAAACGTATTAGAAGCAGAACTGCCTGCAAAATATGAACCGAATATAAGTCAAATAAGATTGTATAAAGCAGAACTTCTAAATCCTATTGTTGGTACATTTGAAATAAGAGATAATGATACATTTATAATGGATATCGATTGGGATGTAGATACACTTCCTGCTGACACTCTTATACAAGGCCCTGTGTTAAATACTGGCAGCATTAATAAGATTGTAAACCCATTAACATTTAATCCAACTGGATTATTATCTGCAGGTACAAGATATCTATTTACTAATCCAGTAGGGTATGGTTTAGAAGATTCATTTACTGTAGTTGCTGCTAGTAACAGGATAGATACTGATTTAGATTTTACATTGCAAAGCAGTATACCAGGGCGCACAGGAGACAACACAGTTACCAGTTTTGAAGTTTTTGTTGACGGTGTGGAAGTTAGTGCAAGTTCAAGCAACATCAATGGTAAGTTTGTAATATTTTTAGACAGCACACCCGATGTAGATAGCGAAGTAAAATACATTATTCAGCTCAACGAAGATGGTGCAGACGCTTGGAAAAATGCAGACGGTACTGATATATTAGTTGGACAAAACGATATAATAGAATGGGACGGATCGCAATGGCACACTATTTTTGATAGTAGTGTTGAAGGAAACAACGGAACATATATTACAAATCTATCAAACAACCAACAGATTTACTGGAACGGTTATTATTGGCAGGCAAGTATCGACGGCTACTATCCAAGAGGAACATGGGAAATAATATTGTAAAATAAGTATTTTTATGAATAAAATAGTTTGTAGCGGTGCTTTATTTTACGCTTTAGATACCAAAAGATTTTTACTATTACATAGAACTCAAGGCAAGACCAAAAACTCTTGGGGTCTTGTCGGTGGTACCAATGAAGGTTGCGAAACTCCATGGGAAGGATTGAAAAGAGAAATAGAAGAAGAAGTAGGTAAAACTGATATACTTAAAACTATTCCTCTAGAAACATTTGTAAGCAGTGACGACCATTTCAACTTTCACACTTATTTGTGTGTAACAAAAAACGAGTTTTTACCAAAACTTAACAAAGAACACAACGG